CCCTAAAATATGATCCAGATAATTGAGCTGCAACTCCTGTTGGGGTATTAGTTGAATTTATTGGAATACCTGGAATATAATTTATGTTTTTCTTATTGTATAAATCTATTTTGTTGCGATACATTGTTGAATCTAATACATAATCCAATTTGTTATTTGGCATATTATATTCACGATATTTTTCGTTAAATCCAACATACATCATGCATTTTTCAACATTTACAATTTTTGTTTCATCAAATGTAGTATCTCTTAAATTACCAAGACCATCATCAATCAATGTATATTGATAGTTTGAATCCGAATTATAGTTAATAAGATTGACCGATTTCTTTTTTATACCCTCACCAAAAACACCAACCGGTATTACAAACAAAGATGCTGATTCTGCTATGTAAGTTATTTGAGAATCATCAGTAATAAATGAAGGTTGTTTATTTTTGTCATATTCGGTGTAGTAATTGTGATCCAGATAATACCAAAGTATTTTTGGATCCAAACTTTGAGTTGTAAACACTCTTTCATACAAAGATGAAGATATGTTTGCAACATTTCCAAAATACTTATGATTTTCTGGATAAAAAGCTCTATAAACATTTATTCCAAAATTTTTATAGTATTCAACTTCTGGTTCAATAGATGATATGTTCCACAATTTATTGACTTCAAATGGTCTTATCGTGTAATCACCGGCTTTTAATTTTTTATGTGTAAAAACTAAATTATTTTGACCTTGAAATGCCATATTAGTTTAACCTTAATTTTACTTGAATAATATGTTCTTCGTTTGGTTTTTTCAAAAGAGGTTTTGGTAATTTTCCAACTGCAATTAACTCCTTATCATCATTATACAAACCAACAGTTGTTACATATGAAATAGGGCTATCCATAAATTCTTTATGTCCAAATTCACCAAAACTACCTGATAGATAAGTGTAATTGTTACTATAATTAAATTCATATTCTCTTAATCTACAAAAATAGGTTTGTGTTTTAACTTCTTCCGATGCTCTGGCAAACCATGCACCAGTATCTTGTCTATTTGTTGTTGTATTGCATGATGCACTTATTGCAAAGAAAAATTTTCTTATGTTATCACCATCCATTGATGCAGTTACAGTATTTAATGAACATGATTGATCCAAAACAACGCCATCAAAAATAATAATGCCTTTTCTTGGAAAAAATATACCCCAAGCATCATCAGTATCTTCACCATATTTACCAGTTTTTAATGATCCAGATACCAAATAATAATAATCATTCAATTCACTTCTTAATGTTCGGACATCAACTAAATCTTCTGAATCATCGATTAACGTATAAATTTGTGATGATGATGGATGCGGGTAAAAGTTACTTCCAGTATTATACAACTGATTTGCACTTGAAGATATTGGAGCAATTGTTATTTGTATATTTCCTGGATCAATCATTTCTGGAAAAAGATTTCTATTGAAATTTATTGCATAAAAATAATCGCCATTCTTTCCGTTCTTAAATGGTATTTTTCCGTCTATGGAATGAAAATACTCCATCAAATAATTTTTGTAAATTATTTTTGATGGATGTACTTTTGTATATTGATCAGCATAATATAATGAACCAGATCCACTTATGTGACCAAAAGTAATATCACCTATAAATTCACAATTTTGTTCATTTTCTGGTGAAGACATCATTCTTAAAAAATATCTTGGATCCCCAAATGTTGATGATGTATGAAAGGTATTTACAAGTTCACCATTATTTTTGAATAAACCATACTTTCGATATTTACTCTGAACTATTGAAAAATCTCTTGGTGCCTTAAATTTTTTGAATACTCTCGAATTTAACGTTGTTAATGGAACTGGAGGTGGTGCCGGAGCAGATTGTGGTGTTTCCAGTAAAAATGTAAGAACTTCATTATTTATTACAGCTCTGTATCTATCTTTTGTTGGAAACCCTTTATCTATTTGAAACTTAACATATGATCGTATCATTTCAAGTAGATACTTGTTTATTTGAAAACTTAATACATTCATATCAATCTATTAGGTTTATTGATAAAACAGTAGGCACATTTGCAGTAGTCTTAAATATCTCACCAAGTCTTTTTCTTTGATCAAGTAATACGGCTCGATTTATTTCTGGTGGAGCTTCATCTGGGTTAATTGTCCATAATAATTTATAGCTGAGTGCATTAGGTAAAACAGTTTCAACTAAATTATTCAAATTATTTAATGCCTTATCCAATCGTATCATATGTAATTCTGCCAATGCATTTGGGTTTGTATTTATTGCCTCATAAAATAAAATAGAGTCAATTGATCCATTTTGTTTTACATCAAAAATTTTTTTGAAAATATCCATTGCAATAGTTCTAGCATCCGCATCTGTTAAAACGGATGGATAGTCTCCAATAAAAGAACCCGATAATAATGTCATTATTTCTGTTTCGGTTATCATTTTACCAATTTAACCTTATTTTTATTAGAACATCATTTTCTTTTGATTTTTTAATAGGTTTACTCAATTTTGCAACTGCAATCAATTCTTTTTTAGTATTGTATAAACCAACCGTTGTAATATAAGTCATTGGATTATCTATAAAACATGCGTTTTTAATTTTACCTTTGTTATCTCCAGAGTCAAAAACATATGTTGGGTTTGTGCTGTAATTTGCCTCACCTGATGGTATTCTTACAAAATAATGATTTGTTGTTTTGAATTTTACATTTCTTGCACGCATTGGTTTATCAACAACAGCCGCACCACTTATAGCAGTAAACAATTTGAATGAATTGTCTCCATTTGCATTACTACTACTAACCGAATTAAATGATGCAGAAACATTCAATTTATGTCCATCTAAAACTATAACGCCTAAATTTGGATAAACTTTACCATATGTTGTTAAATCTTCATTTGTTTGTAGAGTACCTTCCCCACTACTGTGAATGCCGTCTGCAAGAGAACCACTAACTATATCATAATAGTAATTAGGATCATCATTTGCACATACATTTTCATCATCAAAGATTGCAGAGTTGTCTATCAATGTTAGTATTTTTGGGTTTGAACCAGAAATCTTAACATTACTTCCGGTATGAACACTATTAACAATTCCACTTCCACTTAACTCAGCAATGTTTATTTCAAAATTACCAATGTCAAGTTTGTCACTCAATCCATTTCTGTAATAATTGATAACATAAATATCATCAGGAGTATTTGAAGATCCACCATCATAAAATGTAAAATTCTTTTCATGTGGATCAAGTGTGAGCAATCTATATTGTGAATATATTGCACGAGTTGGACTATCATCTTTTTCATAACCACTTGAAATTGATCCAGAACCTTTCCAATTACCATAAGCAACTGCAAAATAAACAGTTCTCTCACAATTATCACAATCGGTTACTTCATAATAGTATTCTTTTGATGCAGCGGATTGGAGTGATGATGTATGATAACATTCAAGTGATTGTGATAAATTAAATAAACCTTTAATAGATTTTTTACGCATTCCAGGAAGTACATCAGTTCCATATAAAAACGGGTGATGTAATCTTCCAATTCCATTTCCTTCAAAACAATCTGGCTTTTGACGGCGATTATCTGTTAATGATTGTCCAACCGATAATCCGTATGATGCGGCTTTTGTTTCTGGAGCCGGTGCAGGATATTCTGGATCTAAAATTCTTCTTGATGGAAAAATTATTGGATTTGGATCAGATGGATTTTTGTAAGTTATTTCTGGATAAGTTAAATAGTGTGTTAAAACTTCAACTTCATCACAACCACATGGATTGTCCAAATCAACTACCCATGAAGATTCAACAGTTTTTACTGGAGTACATCCTGGATTGCTAGTATTAACCACAACTGATCCATACTGTACTAATTCACCTAAACCAGTTCCAACAAGAGAAACAGTTTGTTCACCCTCAACATAAAAATAACCATTTGACATTTTCAAAAGTGTGCCGTCTGGTAATTGTCTTGCACCATAGGATGAATTTGATTTCAATTGAGCAATAAGCCAATTTTGTATATTAGATCCATTTGTTCTATAATCTATTTCTTTACCGTCTAAACAGAAAATTTTAATTGGTATTCTTTTTGTTCTCTTAACTGTCCAATTAGAGTAGTTTCGTATACCACTTAAACACGGTGAACTAGGAATAGCAGTTAAATTTGCATCAAATCTAGTAACTTGTAAGGATATTCCATAATTTGTTTGTAGTTCCTGAACACTAACCGTATTGTTTCGTATTCTATTGACAATTTCACCTGTAATAGATCCATCTGTTGCATTAACACTACTTAAATCCAATAAATTTTGACTTGTTAATTGTTGAGGATATACATATTGTGTTACACCAAATTGATCATCAGTTCTAATTGTCCATTGTGGTACATTGCCGTTTCCGGTTCTTAAAATTGGAGATAAACAATCTGCAACAGTTGAAATTGGAAATTCCCATGATAAATTAGTATACGGAGCAGTATTATATCTTCCAGAAATTTTAGTTGATGTTATTACACTACCACCATCTTGTATAATTTCACCATTAACATCATCTATTACTGTTGGTGTTAATGGAGTAGTTCCATTTCCCGTTTCTGTTGGATTTTCAACTTCTCCGGTTATTCTTGACGATACCAAAGAAGTTATAGATATATCCAATCTATTATTATATTGATAACTTTGATCAACAGTTGTACTGGTAATAATATCCTGAAATGTTAATGCACCGTAATCAATTGTACCCATGTACACCATATTTTCTATTGCATGCATACCAACTGCAGTTCTAGCATCAAGTTCCCATGAATAATCTGGTGGAACTATATCATTTTGAACTACTGATGGTAAATTTGTTACAAAACCTGTTCTTGGTGTTTTTGATACATCATAAAATTGTGGTCTTCTTAATAATCTTTGGCCCTGTGAGAGTATTCCAGTATTTCTATCTACAAATGGTAATTTTGCACCTTGTTGCTGTGATTCAAATGCAGTCAATTGTGCTTCTATATTCTGCCAAATTGTATCGGTTGCATTTATTTTTAATTGTATAATTTGTTCGTATATTTTTCTAATTATATCTAAAAAATCATAATAATACGCATACTTTATTTTACCAATTGATCTAGATTGAGAGTTTTCGGTTCCAACTATACTAATTCCACCTGTTGCATTAGGTCCAAATGTATAATGAGTTGATGCATCAAATGTTAATGTAAATAACTCACTTGCAATTTGACCAGGACAAGCAGCAACCATTGTTATTTTAAGTTGGGGTGTTGATTTTATATTGAATCCATAAAATCTTTTAGTTTGATTATTTGTTACTTGTGAAATCTTAAAACTATAATCAGGTTGACAAGTACCTGCATTCAAAACAACATTTGCTAATCCTGCACCAGCAGCACCCATAGCACCCATTGGTGACCCAGGAGGAACAGATGGATTTATACCACCAAGAGATAATAACATTCCAGGCGTTGCACTGGTAGAACTAATCGGAGCACCATCTGCTCCACTTGCTCCACCATAAGCACCAGGAGCACCCATTGGTGCCATCATTGGTGTAAAATTTATCGCATTAGATAATGGTGTACCTGGCGATCCACCCAAAGGTATAATAGGTATATCAACCATTGATATTCCTGTTCGGAGTGAGGTTCCCATCGTGCCAACGTTAGATAAATTAAGATTAGTCCTACTTCCAAATGCTGATAAATTTCTACCACGAGTTCTGTTATATTCTTCAAGTAATCGTTGTCTTCTAATTGCATCTTCGGTTGGTCTTCCGCCGCCAAGATTGATGTCACCAGTTCCTCCTCCTAAATTTCCGCCACCCGGATTCCATGTATTATCACCGAATGAATCTTTAATTCCACCGCCGGCACCTCCAAAACCAGGATCCCCAGGATTTGGATCATAATCCCATTCATCCCAATAATATCCATCTTCTGATTGACGAACCAATTTAGATTTACGAGCTCTGTCTTTTTTTATTTTTGGAACTAATCTACCTGATGATGCACTATTACCCGGATCAATTGCACCCCTCAATGTTCGATAAAGATTTGCACTTTGTGATGGTGATGATGTCCATGTGTGAGTTCTTCCAGTTCCATTGGGCTCTGGTATAACTTCATCTATCGTGCCGTCACCATCTGTATCATTTGCAGAATACCAAATTGGCTGTTGTCTATTGATATAATCAGCAGGAGTTTGATTGTTAAAAGGGGAAGCATTATTTCTTGTTGATAACCAAGTTACATATGAAACATTAGTGCCAGTTTGTAAAAGATATGTTCTGTATACATCAAACAATAAACGATACTGAAAATATAATTCTCTTAATCTTGAATTTATTACGGTCAATTGATCATTTTGAGAAAGATATGGATCCTCTAGAACAAAATTTGAATTTGAAATTTGAGTATCAATAAAATCTATTGCTGCAATTATTGAATTAAGATCATTGTTGTATATTCCGTTTATGCCAGTTTGAACTGCAGAATAAAATGAATCACTAAATAAAAGATCCATGAGGGGTTTCCTTAATAATCAAGTTTTACTTTAATAACTACTTCTCGATCAAACGATTTTTGTATTGGTTTACTTAATTTAGCAACCGCAACTAAATTGTTTGAATCATCATACAAACCAACGCTAGTAATGTATACTTTTGGATCCATAATCATACTTTCATATTTTAATATATTAGTTTCATTAAAAAAACTTGGATTGTTGGTATAATTGTATTCATCCGAATATACTCTAACAAAATAGTATGTTGATGCAACAACTTCACTTGTTCTTCCCTTAAATGAAAATGAAGCAGTATCAATTGACATTGCACCACTTATTGATGTAAACAATCGAAGAGCATTGTTATCGCCAAAAAGACTTCCACTATATGTTTCACTTGGAGATGGAACTCTACTTGCAGATGTAATAAATGATGCCGATGCATCTACTGCCTTTCCATTCAGAATGATAATACCATGATCTGGATAATAAAGACCCCAAGGAGTTGAATCGGGTTGATACTTTCCATCTGTTAAACTCCCACTAACAACATTGTAAATTCTACCACCTTGAACTGATAATTCTGTTGTTGTTGTTCCCGAATCATCTATTAAAGTTATTGGACCCTTTGTGGTATCAACTTCCATATTATTAGTTGAATTTGGTTTTAAGTAAGCAAGTGAAAGTTCCCATGTGTTTGTGTCCATTCTATCTTTATATCTAGATCTGTTTACATTCAAAACATATATGTATTCTGAAATTTCAGATACAGTTCCGTTTGTAAAAGTAAATTGATTTAATCCTGGAGGTAAAAGCATTTGTTTATATTGTGAATATATTGCTTGGGTTGGATAATCATAATCTTGAGCACCATAAGATCCAGTTGATGATCCACTTCCCTTAGCGTGTCCAAAAGCAACACTATATTGAACTTCCGCATTTGGAAAGTTAGATTGACTATTGTAAACTTCATAAAAATATCTTTTTGTTCCATCAGATTGTTCAGATGAAGTAAAATTAGTATAAAGGTCTGTGTTATTTCCTGACCATAATGGTGCAGTAACTAATTCTCTACGATTTCTTCCAACGGCATCATTAGAAAATCTTTTTAATACAAAAGGTGTAACAGCCATAACAATCAATACTCCAATTTTATAGTAATGGATAGTTCATTCGTAAATGTTTTTTTAATAGGTTTACTTAATTTTGCAACAGCAAGTAAAACCTGTGTTCCAGGAGCAACGCCAGGAGAAGGATCTGAACCATATAAACCAATTGATGTAACATATGTAACTGGATTATCATAAAATCTATTATTTTTAATCAATCCTTTATCAATTCCGCTTTGATGCCAGAATGTTGGATTACTTGAATAATTTGCCTGTTCGTTTGATACCCTTACATAGTAATATCTACAATGTTTTACATTTATAGCACGAGCAGTAAACCCTTCATCATAGATTGATGCTGCACCAGAAATTGATGTAAATACTTTATACGAATTATCACCATTTATATTACTACCAGTAACAGTATTGAAAGACGCAGAATGGTTTAAGGCCTTTGCCGATATAAGAATTACACCCTGACTTGGATATACTTTACCGTAGTAATGTCTATTTGAATTTGAATAAATACCATTTTGCAAACTACCACTAACTAGATTTCTTTCATATGAAGTTTGTGAAAGAGTTTCAAGTTGATCCATAGCATCACCCGAATCATCTATTAGTGTAATTATCGTGGGCGTAGAGCCGGATACATGAACATTACTTCCGGTATGTACATTGTTTGCATATCCACTTCCACTTAATGCAGCAAAACTTATTTCAAAATTGCCTGGATCTAATTTATCACCAAATTTATCACGATTTATATTTATCACATAAAAATCTTCAACTGGATCTAAAGTTTGTTCTACTGATCCTGAAAGATAAAAACCACCCTCATTTCCATCAAGACACATTAACCTATATTGAGAATAAATTGCTCTCGATGGGGTATCGTTTGCCTCTCCACCTTCATTTAATGATCCTGATCCACTAACATGGCCATATGAAACCGAGAACATTCTTTCTTCATCACATGAGAGTGATGCAGAACCCCAAATTTCATAATAATAATCTTTTGAAGCAACAGTTTGAGTTGAACTTGTAAAAAATGTAAGCAGTTCTGCTGTGCCTGTATTCCAAAGACCTCTTGCTGTGCCAGTTGTTGTTGGTGTTGTTCGTGAAACTGGTAAACTTATGTCTGTATATCCGATGATTGCCATGATTAACCTCTATAACTTAAATGTTACTGTATGAAATTGGGACTACAAGCCTTGATCCATATCTTGTATTTGTAATAATCAGTTTTGTTGATTTTCCGTCTATCACTTCTGGTCTTTGAATCCAATTTACATCAGTTAAACCTATAACAAAATTTAATGAAGTTGGACCACCTTCTGGAATGTTCCATGTTACAGATTTTCCAGACATTGGAAGTCTATTTACATTTTGATTTATTTTCAAAATTGTAAAATATGTTTCATCAAGTATTGTTATTGAATACCCACCAACATTTGATTCGATACTTGCACCGCCACCACCAGTTTCTCTCCATTGATATAGAGAAACTATTAAATTTGGTTTTTCTATTGGTGTAGTTGGTAAATCTCTTGCTCCAATTCTTCCATCTCTGGTATCAGGTCCAATTACTATTGATGAATTATTTGCTTCAAGATATGGTATAGATTTTGTTCCTTCTGACAAGGTAATCAATTTATATTTCATTGATTGTGTTTCATCTGGAACTGCTTCGGTGATAGGTAAATTTTCAATAACAATACCCATTTTGGCATCACCAAGAGGATGACTTTGATTCCATAAATCATAATCAATTTCATCATCTGCAAGAGCAAATTGTGTAATGTTAAAAGAGGATGCCCCTCTTGCCAAAAGTTCTCTACCTTTTTTTGTTAGGATTGCGTCTACTGTAACTACATTGTTATTTAAGTAACCCATTGTAAAACTCCTTGTTAGAAAATTATTCGTATACTACTATAAATATAGTAATTATTCAAAAATATAAAATTATTTTATCTTCTTTGTTTTCGTATTTGTTGTAACCACTCTGGTAAAACTTCAAAAGGCAATACCAAAATAATTAGTGCACTTGGATCATCATTTGCATCTAAATATGTATAATTTGGTGTATACATTGGAAACGATATTTTATTTGTAACTTCTGTATCCGGCAATTTACAACCATCAAATCTTACATTACGAACCGATTTTGTGTAATTATTTTGATTCATTTGTCCAGATTTAATATATTCATAAGATGACCAATTTGTTCCATCAACGTTTACTGGCGATGTATAGTAAAACTTAAATGTTTTGTAAAACCCATCATCTCTTGAAGAACTTATCATATCAAATGTTGCAGTTTTTTTACTATATGAGTTATCAACGGTATACCAGCCGTCTCCTCTTCCAGTAGTGCTCCCATGAACATAATTTGTTCTATCAAATGTATTTGAAAATCCTAAATTTAATCTTCCAAAAACATCAAGTATAGTATTATTTTTACCAACCATTGATGATTTTTTAATAACTTTTATCAAACCAAGATAATTGTTTATGGTGTTATCTGTAAATCTTGCCTTTTCTTTATTTATAGTTGTTTCTTGATCGGTTCTTTCTGATACAAATTTTCTTTCTGGACTTAAAATACTGCCACTTGTAAATTGAGTATCAAGAATAATGTTAGTAACTATATCAACATCATCTTCAAGATTTTCTGTTTCAGCTTCAAAAGTTTCTTCTACATCAAACTCACCACTAATGTTTGTAAATTCACTCGGTATTTCTTCATCAAAACCAATAAATACAGTAGTTCTTTTAGATGAATTAACATCAGCAACAATTACTGCAGATGCTGAAATTTCTGATGTTTCTCTTACAAATTTATCAGATGCAACGCCACCAAAATCTCTTGATGTTTTTACTTTTGATCTTTCAAGTATATTTGGTTCTATTACCAATCCAAGAATTTCATTTGCCCTTATTGGTAAAGTTTGACGTATTTGATCAAATACACTAAAATCAAAAATAGAAACCAATCTTAAATAAGCAGTAAAATCATTTCTATTTGTATATTTTTTCCAATACTCTCTTGCAAATTGTTTAAGTCTTGGGTATTCATCTCTTTTTGTATTTTCATATTCACCAAAATAATCATCTATTATAGTATTACCAATAGATTCGTATATGTCCTCATTGATAACGTGTTGTGGTGAAAATGCAACCATCAATTTATTTGAATCGATCGAGAAATTGTCAAATGCAGTTACTGTCATTGAAACATCTTTTGTCAATACACCTTCAAGTGAAGCGGAATCAATCCTTATTTTTTCTGAAAATGGGGTGTTGTTTGCAACAGTTGCAACTTCCATATTGTAAATTTCAACTGTTGATTCAAATTCATCTCGTGTTAAACCATTAAAATAAGCATCTTTTGATGAACTCAAAAAACTTGTTTTTGTTTGATCAGGATGCATACTTTTTATACTTGAAGTATATTCTGCATTAAATGGTTGCCAAAATTTCCATTGGGCTTGTAAATCATAGAATGATGATGTTGATGTATTACCGTTATACGCACGGGCAGCCATAACATGATTATTAAATGAAGATGTTACTAATTGTTTTGCCCAATATCTTAATTCAAAAATTGATCCAGATAATGCATTATTTGTTATAGCATTACTACCATAACCGATATACAAATCACCGGTATCAGACCATCCCCTATTGTAATTAGGTTCTGTTGATCCTGTTATGTTTATAGATGCACTTCTCTCAACAACTATTTTGCCGTATTTTGATGTTTTTAATATAAAGTCATAACTTTGATCAGTAGATAAAGTATCGTCTGATTTATTTCTACGAATCATTATGTTCAATGGAACATCATCGTATAGGTATTCATCTTTTATTGATGCAGATTTATAGTTAGTCCCATCACCGATATAAAATGTAATATCTCCTTTTTCAGCAGATCCTGTTCTATGCACAGTTACAAACCAATCAACTCTACCACCAGAAGTTTGTTTTTGTAATAAGGTTTGCAATTCGTTATTTTCATATCTATAATACGAATATGGATTCATTTTGAATCTAAAAGTCAAAGTATCTGGGTATTGCCAATTATTGTTTTCATTATTTATTTTATCCCAAGGAACTCTAACATAACTTGATGTTGCCGGTTGCTGTAAACTACCAACCAAATTCAAAAAGTATGTATGTTTTTCCCATTCTGCTCTCGGTACAACGCCTAAATCAGCATTATCAGGACCACCAAATTCTCTTATACTCAATAATGTTTGAGGAATACCGTAAGCTGCTAATAACGCTTTAACACCTCTAGCAGTTCCCTTTGATTTGTAAATGTATGGTAGATTATTTAATACTCTACGCCAAACTTCTTTTGTTCTATCTTCTTCGGATTTTGAGAAGTTTTTTCCAACAGTATTTCTACCAGCCCAAATTGGATCCCCACTACCACTTACACCAAGAGCATATTCCCAAAGATCCTTTGTTCTTGTTCCACTCGATAATGTCCAACCAAGATTTCGAGTTGCTTCATAAATAAGATCCTGTGATAACCCGTCTTTTGGATGTTCTTCTCGTAAATTCTTTTTAAGAATGTGGTCTGTGTAAAAATAAAGTATATCAAAATGCTGACCAATCATGTTTACAAATGTTAGTATTTGGTCATTATCTGGATTATCATAGATGTGTTCTGGAAGAACTTTAATCAATGCAGCATCATTTATCATGTCATAATCTGTTGCAACATCCAGTATAGTATTATACCAATTTTCTACTTCATTACTTCCAGTTGAATATAAATTAAATTTTCCTTGTTTTGTCAGTATATGATAACTACTACCAGTAACTTCGTATTTTGGAAACGGTTGTATTGATGATGTAAGTTCACTTGTGTATCTTAAACTTGCTGATGTTTCGTAGTACAACCATTTTTCAAATTCATCAAATCCAGAAACAACTTTTTCTCTTAACATTTTTATTTTTGTTTTATTTACATCAAGAGAACCGGTGTATATTTCTAAATTTGCAAGTTCACTATTGTAGTGTTGTATGAGTTGAATTTTGTAATAAAAATTTTCAACTCTTTCTTCAGCAGAAGAATAAAAAACAAAATTCTTAAAATCTGTAAAATCGTAATTTAGGTTTACACTTGAACCGGAAGTGTTTATGTATTTATCTAAAATTTGTTGTGAGGTTTCCAAATTACTTGATAACAAATCATTCCAATTTTTATATTCTGTTGTTGCGGATATAAACCTTTCATATTCTACTTCAAAATTTGGTCCATCTATAAATTTTGGCTGTAATTTTTCAAATTCTCTTTCAACTTGAATGGAATCAATGTATGGTTTCATTATTTGACTTGCAAGCCAACATTGATAATATAATGAAACATCGTTTGGTAATGGTTCCGAAAGTTTAACATAAAAATATGTTGGATTACCGTCTGATGTTACATTTATTACATCTACTATATTGTTTTCACCAAAATTAAGAATTATAGGTAATTTATATTTTGAACCACGCATATACTGAAGCACAAAACTGCTTAAGTTTTCAAGTGATTCTAAATCGGTTGGATTTGTTAATGTTAATCTAATTTCTCGTCTATCATTTGAAATATCAGATACGAATAATCTATTTTCACTTTGAGATGATCCAATTAAATTACGGAAGAAATTGTATACAAACTTATATGGTCCTGGAACCAAATTTAATTGTTTTATGTGATCATGTATAGGTAAAACAACATATCTTAATGGTTCACCACTTTCTGTTATTCTTGGATCTATGGTATATGTTGCATTGTATAATGTATCAACATAAGAATAATTTGGAAGAAATAGGTGCAATTCTACATTAGTTCCCGGTGAAGAAGGATCCTCAGGATTGTTTAATGTAGCAAATTGTGGTACAATGATAGTATTTGCAAAATTAGAATAGTCGTATCTATCGCCTCTTATGGGCTTATTTGTTGCAATTATATCAATTAAATTTTTGTATAAAAAACTTGGCATATACTTAAACCATTTTAATTGTTATTAACCACCTTCATCGGTGCCTGATGATTCTGGTTCAAATTCATTTAAGAAATCAACTTTAATTTTTTCCGATAAACTTCCCAACTTATCATCAATTGATCTAATAGAATCAACTTCATCCAATAATGTTGTGAGCATTTTATCAGCTCTTTGTGAAATAGAGGATATTGATCCGGAAGCAATAATGTTTTGAAGATCCATTTCGGTTTTCAATTCAGTTATTAACTGTTCATTTTGAGCAGATAGTTGATTACTCAATCGTTGATATGCGTCTGCACGAACTGCCTCATTTTCATTTTCTCTTGCCCAAAGACTTACTGTTTCTTGCCATGCAGTAGATGCATTTTGCCAATCTACCAATTGATCACGCTGATTATCTATTATACTTTCCAATTCGGCAATACGTTTTTCCAAACCAGCTATACTGTTTGGATTATTTTCAACTATATTTGATAAATTATTTAATAATTCATTTCTAGCAATATCTTGTATATTTTGCATATCACCCGCATTAAGACTGCTTAGTGGAACACCTCTTAACAAACTTGTTTGAATTGTTTGCATTTGATTCATAATAGTTTGTTCGGCATTAACTGCATCTGGTAATGTAGTAAATTTTGATTTAACAACAAAATCAAAATCTTGTGCAAGAAATCTTTGATCAACAACAGGTATTTCTATCTTTCCTTTATTTTCAGCAGCCCTATCATCGATATAACTTATTATTCTATTTGTATCAATATCTCTGTTTAGCTCAATCATCTAACAACCTTAAAATAATGATTATTGTCAAAAATTTGAACATTATCACCACCATCGGTTTCAATTTTAATAACAACTCTATAAAAACGTTCTGGTTGAAATGAATCCATCCAAAGATTAAAATAACTACTTACACCATCACAACTAATTTTAGATCCAGTATAATCAAATGGTAGTATTATTTCATCACTATGGGCATCTCGTATTTCATAATATGAAGATGATGGTAAATAATAATTTACTGTTTGATATGCAACTGTTGTATAATTTTTTTGTGGATAACGAGAATTTGCATATATTCTAATTTTTGCCTTTTCTTTTTCAGCATAAAACTTTTTTAGTTTAACATTTATATTTACATTGTCTTCTGGTATTATAGACAAACTTCCAGTATTAAATTCTGAATCATCCCATACAATGTTAAGTCTTGGAACATATATTGTGTTACTATCTGTTCCAAAAAATTTTAAGCTATTTAATAAATTATCAGCAGAACTTTCAATTTCATTGCTAAATTTTAACAACATTCCATCGTTTTCAAATCTCCCAGATCCAGTAACCCATTTTCTAACTATTGGTGTAACATCCATGTAAATATCAGATGACTGAAATGAAAATGATTGAGTACATTCTAGATTATCAAAATCCCACCATGTTCCACCACCTTCGTGTGTAAAATATGATGATGTTACATTTGCAATTAAATCGGATCCAACACCCCATATACTATCATTTTGAATCCAAGATTCAGATACATCATCCCATTCTAAACTTGGAATAGTTGGTGGTATATCCCATTCTGTTCCAACGGTTTTTGATGTTCTATATTTCCAAGAAACTCCATCGGTTGTATATGGTAAATTTACAAATTTACCAGTTCCATTTGTCCATGATGAACTTATTGGGTATGCATAAACAACATATTCTTGTGGTATTTCTCTAATATCAGCAGTAATAAGTGATAAATAGTATTTTGCATTTTCTGATATTTTTCCAGTATTTATTCTGTTTTCTACATCTGATAAATCAAATTTTAGCAGTATTCTACTGTTGTATATCGAAGAACCTGATCCAGGGGTCTCATGTGATAATTCCAACAAAGGATCTATACCAGTGTTCATGGTATATTGTCTTTCGTAAATAGTTGCATCTCTGTTTGCAAAAATTGAATATATCATCCGAATGACCTCGCTCTTCCAACAATATCATTGTTTGGATATTTTAATTCAAAAATAGAAGGATCCAAGGATGGGAATAATACACCATCTTTTGTTGCTTGTTCTATATTGTAAGCATTAGGTGAATATCCCAAACTAGTATCAAATAAATTTTTAATCTTAACATTCACAACAGTTTGAACACCAGGAACTTTATCAAGTTCGGTGTATATGTTACTAATTACAATTGGTTGATTTATCTGCCACTTTTTAATATCAAAATACTGCTTCAATTTATCAATACAACGAAGAACTACTTGATTTGAATTTTGATCTGGAAGTGTTATTATATCAAATTCTATCCCAATGTTTATTATGTAAGCATCGCGAATGTTTATAGCATCTGTTAGTATTCTATACCAATTTAAGTAATTTTTCAAATTTTCTTTTGTTGCATCATTTACTCTTGTAAGTTTACCATCAACATCATATCCAAGAACAAAAAAGTTTAGAGCAAGGTCATTTTGAATACGGTCACTATTAAAAATCGAATCTCTTGTTAATTGTGTATCTTTTGTAATGTATGCCTTTGCTATTGATCCGTATCGTGACGGTAAACTATAAGCACGGATAATATAATCTTCTTTTGTTACTGCTCTATTTTGAGCTGCAAATGAAGCAACAGCATTGTGTCTAATTTCATGTATATCTTCTTGAAATTTTCCACCCGTTGCAGGTCTTGGATTAGTTACAGCCAAACTTGTCACTATTTGACCATACAATACTGGATCCAATCCAATAGAATCCAAAACAATTGTTCTATTTAATATATTGGTTAATACATCACTTGGAACATTGTCTTCCGTTCCACCGCCAACTGTATAGAAAAATGTTAATTCTGTATTGTTTGGGGCAAGACCATAAGTTTTTGTGTATAGAAAATTTGATGGATCAATATCTATTGAAAGATTTGGATTTGTCATCGGTAATGAACCACCAACTAAATCTGGATTTGGTATCAATAATTCATCATCAACATCAGATATACCGGCACCAAATTGTATTTCAACACTACCATTTGCCATTTGCCTTGAAGTAAATCTTCTCGGAACTTTTTTTAATTTAAGTAGATACGGTGTTTCTGACTGATGTTTACTTAATTTTGCATCATTTCTTGGTATATTGAGAACTGGTTCAAATAAAGTATCTTGAGCAAGATGTGCAACATGATCCCACCTATTTCCTTCTGAATCCACTGCATATAAAATTTCAATAATGTTTTCATCTTCGATTGTAAATTTGTCATAAGGTTTAGGATCACCTGCACTAAAAGTTGTAGTTCTAATTGTTCCAGAAACCGCCTTTACTGATTTTCTCAATAGCCAAAAAGTAATCTCACCAGTAGTATCATCAACTTCATATGGTGTTACTTCTGTTGGATCAAAACTACTACTTGCCTTAAAATCTATGTAATCTACTGTTCTAAAAGTTATTTGACCGTCAGTTGTTGGTGATACTTTCATACCAGGTTCTACTGCAAACGCATAATCATAATCTGGAATAATTTTAGTACCAACTTTTTTAGCAGGTACAACTTGAAATACATCCAAAACAGTATTTGCAGCAATTCTATTTTTTGGTCTATAACCTAACGATTGAGCAATGTTTAATATATTTTGACGTTCATTAGCAAATAATATCATAGATTCTTGTAATGTAACATCAGTATAAAATGATAAAACATCACCAACATAGGCAGCCATTTCCAAAAACATCATACCAGGAGATGCTTCATTAAAATCTTGGTATGTATCTGGAAAATAGTTTTTGGAAAAATCTATAAGAGATTTTTTTAATGAATTAAAATCTCTATTTGAATAACGAATATCTTTTTGAATCAATGCCATATTATCACCTATAATTTCCTCTTGGCTCTATTGCCTCGATTTCAATTCTTCCTATTGTAGATATAAATAGTC